TGTATGCACAGAACGTCGCGACAGTACTTGAAGCATTAGATATAACGTCGTGGGTAGAACTCTCCCGAAGTAAAGGTTGCCACGTGTGGATCTTTACAGAAGAATGGGTTCAAGCTCACGTTATACGCAAAGCGCTGTTAGCGGCAGTCCAGATATCAGCAGTAAAATTTGATGCTGTATACCCTAAGCAAGATTCAATTGAAGGTCCACCTGGTAATTACATGAGACTGCCATACGGAGGGAACAGACCCAACGGAAGGCAAGTCATGTTAGATAGAAATAACGACTCTATCGACCTGTATGACTTCATTCTTGACGCAGAAACTAACCGTGTTCCGACACAATCTTTGATAGACGTGTCGAAACTGTGGAAAGCACCTGTGCAAAGCCTGCCACCAGAACGTTCCTATGACAAAAAGCCATTAATGCAAATTGATGGCACACGTCTAAGAGGCGTAGCTAGGCGCATGTGGGAAGACGGACCTCATAGCTACTTCCACCAGTCTGGTGCTGGTAAAGGTAGACATGGATTCTTGGATCGTTTCGCACGTGCCATGTGGGAAGCAGGGTATTCAGAGCCAGATGTGGTAGCTTGGACCTCAAAGCTAGACGCTCAATTGGGTGCCTGGTGGCCTGAAGGCCCAAAATTTGAAGGCAGGAGAGATGCCCAAAGGCAAATCGAACACCTCGTCCAGCACGCCAGAACCATTGCCACAAGGCACTGAGTTTACGTTCGTAGTGCAGGGGCGGCCCACTCCCAAGGGCCGTCCCCGCATGACACGTAGAGGTCGTGTATACACACCGCAGACAACACTCGAAGCTGAAGACGCAATAGTTGCAGCTATTCCTGATGATGCACCAATTTTTAATTGTGCAGTTCAAATGGAAATAACTTTCACTAAAGACTCAACTTCGGTAACCATTAGAGACGCCCCAGATTGGGTAACTAATCTACGTGGGGACATAGACAACTATGTGAAACTGTTAATGGATGGGATACAAAAAGCTGGGATAATTCCAAACGACAAACAAGTGGTTCATGTAGATGCAGTAAAGATCTAACTATGGAAACTTTTAGATTAAAAACATTCGACGAACGTATTAAAACAATGGGGGATATAGCTGAACAAAAGTTTGAAGAACACGCAGCAGTACAATTTGTTAGATACGGATTGAACCGTCCAAAAATTAATATGGCTCACTTGCCACCAGAGATCAGGCACACACCTGACTATCTGACAACGCAAGGGTTAGTAGAAGTACAAGGTTTAGGCAAAGATCAAATATTAAAAGTTAAACACGAAAAACTTACAGCATTAAAATGGTGGTCTAAAGTACACCCTCTTTATCTTTTTATATACGATTCTTATAAGGAAAGAACGTACATGATGCCATTCAAAGAACTAATCAAAAAATGCACCATGTCCGAAACAAATCATTTCCCCGAAGGTAAACCCTATTACGCGATACCTTCCTCTTTGATTTGGGCAGATAATGAAAGGAAGTAATGTCACTAATTCTCTCTCTAATATTAGCTATGGGCATGAGTCTTCCAATAGACCCAAGCCATACACAAGAAAAGAATTCTTCAAGTAACGAAATATTTGACCAGTGGGGAGACCTGCTAGTAGAACACTTCGACCTTGAAGACATGAAAGTAATCACACGTATCATCTGGTGTGAATCACGTGGAAAAGCCACAGCAAAGAACCCAAACGGTTCAGCAGGTGGGCTATTCCAAATCATAAAAAAGACTGCTAGATGGGTAGCCCCTAAAGTAGGTCAAAGCGCAGACACAGAAACCATGTCAGCAGGCATACGTTTCAATCCCTATTGGAATACACGTATGGCCGCTTTCTTGTTTTATGAGACTTCAGGTGGCATAAAACATTGGAACGAATCTAAATCCTGTTGGGGAAAATATGCTTAAAAAATGCAATGGCACACCAAACGCAAATCAATATTCTGAAGGATGCAGATGTTCAGAATGTAAAGATGCGTGGGACGTAAGGATTTCTAAAAGAAAAGAAAGCGATAAAGCAAGACGAAAAAATAGTGGAGGTGCTTCCAGAGGTGGACTCGAGTCAGGTTATGGATTCACAAAACAAGACATAATGGAGGCCCGAGGCTACAAACAATGAATAAAATAAAAGTTTGGATTGACCAAGATCTCTGTACAGGTGACGGAATCTGCGTCGAGATCTGCCCAAGCGTATTCGATATGCATGATGATGGTCTCGCCTACGTCAAGGAACCAGAATGGCCGAACCTGTATGGACCGAAGGGTTCCACTAAAGGAGAACCAGTACACAAAATGAGTGAAGGGATGGCTACAGTCCCAGACAGCGACATTGACGCGTTAATCGAAGCGGCAGAAGAATGCCCAGGTGAATGCATCTTTATAGAAACTGAGTAGCAATACATAACGGAAGCGAGAAGCTATGAACAAGCACATACTCAAACAAACAGCAATACCATTGGGAGGAGGTAGATACAAAACAGGTTGGTACGTAATGACAAACGACTTATTTGTAGACTTTTTTATAAAGCTAGACGAAGCAGAAAGACTAATAGCAAATTTAGAAGATGCTGAAGCTCCTAAAGGAGATTAATCTCCTTCCATCAAAGCACAAGCACGCAAAACTAATTCTGTAATTGTTTCATAAACGTAGTCATGGATAGGACTACTATCAAAATCCCCATGGTCTACTTCATAACTAAAACCCATAGCGTGCTCAAAAGGCAACACAATCAAAATACCTAGATTGTTCTCATTCCAAGAAGCATGAGAACCATTATCTATCTCTAACGAATGAGAAGCCGTTTTAAGACTTTCATATATTTCACGTGCGATCTCATCACCTTCAGCTAATTCCCATTCTTCAAATGCTTCAGCGTACGCTTCATCGTCCATACCATTAACCTACTAGAGAACCAGATTCAGAGTCGCCTACACGTGTAGCAGCAATCGCTTTACCAACACAAATAAGCGCAGCAACTGCACCCACCTTCAAAGCATCAACAAAAGCAGGCCCAGGGATAGCCATAGCAGCTACCCAAGCTTGAGCAAATGTAGAAATTGCTCTCTCTACGGTATCTTTAGCAAAGTTCATGTTAAACAAGGTAACTCCTTAAACAGTCCACAAGTAACGCCAGGTCACAGGACCCACTCTACCATCGACCTTGATTGGGTACATAGACTGAAACTCGCGTACTGCTTTCTCAGTTAAACGTCCGTAAGCCCCATCACATACAAGCTCAGCGTTAATACGTTTATTTAAACGTATCTGTAACGTAATTACGTTCTTGCCTTTAGAGCCACGATGCAAAGGCTTACGTCTAAAATCGGCACTCAAAGACTCCATATCCTCAAGTTGAATCTGCAAATCAAGAGAGTTAGGGGCTTCCTTAAGGGGCATACCAGATTTAATCCACTCTGCCAACATATCGCCAGGGCAATAAGTTGTGCCGAAATCCCTATGGCATTTGACCCACAAGTGATCACCATACTTTTCGCGCAAGCCATCTACGACACTTAAGATAGCCACCTTACCCTTCTCAGTAAGATCATCACCTGAACCAATATAAGAAATCGAAGTAGTTTTAGAATTATGTCCCTTAGTAGCAGCGCCCTGCTTCCAACCTCTACCCTCAAATATTTCACCAGTCTCACCAGAAACAAGCCAATTGTATGCGATAGATTTCCAGCCACGAGTCTTCACATGATACTTGTCATGCTGTTTGATCCGCTGCCACGGATCAACACCAGAACCAGTGGTATGATGAACTATAACTCCTTCCAAAGACCTCTTAAACGTAGACAAAGCCTTCCCAGAGTCCAAAGCCCCCCACTCATCCCTAGAAATGTATTTCATATCTACAGTCCTCACTGTCCCTGACGTTCACGCTCTTTAACAATTGTTCTACCCAATTTTTTGTCAGCATTGTAACTTCTTAGAGCTTCATAACGCATCGATTCAAATGTTTTCATTTTTTCTTCAGATGGAATTGTCCTAATACCAGTTCCAGTCGCAAAACTAATCCAAGCACTAACAAGACTCAACTGTTTACTTTCCTCATCTGGTCGAAGTCTTCGAGCCACATTCAAAGGCGGCGCTAACTGAGCCAACATATAGTAATCACCATCTACCATAAAATATTTATCAGACACAGGATCATATTGAATCTTTCCAAAATCACCAGCATTTTTAAGCAAAGGCATTAACCCAGGTATTTTCGCAAACCAATCAGAAACAACTACGTGATCACCACTAAAGTTATATTGTTTCCAAACGTTATAGTTTGTAGCTCTTTCAACAGGAGCCTTAAATAAAGGGTTCGCTTGAGAAAGTACTGAACTTCCCAACGAACTAGCAGCACCCACTACTCCTCTATCTCTAGCAATAGATGTATCAAGCTCAAGTAAAGCTTTTATTGGCACATCAGGATTAATACTATAACTACCATTGGTTCCCCTAATAGGAACATAACCCATACGCTTTTGCCAATCAGGCATAAACGTCCAATTATCTTGTTCATCATCAGATATCGCTCTTTGAGCTTTCAAATAGTTGTTAAGAATCTTAGGGTTTTTAGCAAAACTTTGAAGCATCAAAGGAATAGCGTGTCTTTGCCAAGTGTAAAAAGAGAACCCTCTTTTAACAAAACCACGTTCATAAGCTGACAAATCATCATAATCAAAATGATATTTATAAATATCATCAAAAGCGATTTGCGTATCGCCAGCGTTTTTGATCATCCTGTCTAAACCTAAACTGCCACGTAAAATAGTTTCAACTTCTACGTTAATGTTTTTATTCATTTTTAAGATAAAGAAATTAGA